ATACTATACAAAGTTTAGTTGAGAGTGATAACGCAAAGAAATCTTTATTAGACGCATTATCAGAAAAACTACCATTAAAGTCATTAATTAGTGGTGAGGAAAATATGTCAATTGGTGGATTAAGTGCAGACAAGGAGACATTGAAACAAGTTTTTGGTATAGATAACTTTAAACAATTTAGAGCAGGACTTAATGTGAAAGAAGATGAAGATGGAAACAATTATTTAATATATGAGAGTAAGAAGCCATCTAAATCAGTTAAAATATCGGAAGTTCAAGTTAGACAAAAAGGTTTAGGTTATGCATCAAGTGTTGGTTTGGAATTTAAGATAGCTAAAGATTTTGCTAAAAACTTGTATGATGCTAATAAAGAAATATATCCACCTGCACCAGACATAACAGATAAAGAAAAAAGAAAATTGGGTATTAATTAATGAAAACTCAATTATTATGCACCTTTACAACACATAGTAAGTTAAACCTTATTATAGATAGTATTATAGATTCATATACAATTTTATTTGATAAAGTATATGTATTTCAAAATGAAGACGACCCAGGACAATTAATCTGCACTTATAATATAGAAATGGTTGAGGATTTTTATGACGGAGATGAAGCAATAGCAGGAACTATTTCTTTACACAGAAAAAAACAATCCAACACACTTTATACAATTAACGCATTGAACGAAGCGATTAGAAAATTAAACAATGGAGTTTTAGATAAGTCTTTTCCAATACCCTGGGAAAACTATCAGAACAATTTATTATTGACAAATGAATCGGGTTTGAATATTATCCCCACAAAAATATTTAAAATAATAAATGTTCAAGAATGGTAAAATAGCTTGGTATTTTAGAAAACTTCTTTATATTTATTACTGAATAACAAATAACAAATAAAAATAAAAAAACAGGAGATTAAAAAATGGATATTAACGCAATAAAAAAAAGGTTAAATCAGTTACAATCAACAAACACACGAACTTCAAATCTTTGGAAACCGCAACCAGGAAAACAACAAGTTAGAATAGTTCCTTACAAATTCAATCCAGATACACCATTTATAGAGTTATTTTTTCACTATAATTTGGCAGGTAAGAACTATCTTTCACCGATTTCCTTCGGTAGACCAGACCCTATTGAAGAATTTTCACAACGACTAAAAACAACAGGAAGCAAAGACGATTTCACTTTAGGTAGAAAACTTGAAGCAAAAATGAGAACTTTCGCACCAGTTATTGTTCGTGGTGAAGAATCTGCGGGTGTAAAGTTTTGGGGATTCGGAAAGACAGTTTATCAAGAACTTCTTTCAATCATAGCAGACCCTGATTATGGTGACATTTCTGACCCGACAAACGGTCGTGATGTTACATTGGAGTTTAAAACTGCCGAAGAGACTGGAGCATCGTTTCCATCTACTACGATTAGAGTTAAACCAAACCAGACACCATTAACAGAGGACTCTAAGGTATTAGAGAAAGTTAAAGAGACTCAAAAGGAAATTACTGATATTTACAGTGAATTATCTTATGAGGAACTAACAGATATCTTAAACGAATGGTTAAATCCTGATGATGAAAAATCATCTGAAAAAAAGGAAGAAAAACCAGTAAATGAGTTTGATAAAAAATTAGCAGAAGACAAAGCTAAGAAACAAACATCATCAAAAGTTAAAGACGCAAGTTCACAATTTGACGATTTGTTTAATAACTAAGGAGTAAAATATGTCAGCAAAAAAGTCAGTAAAAGATGACTTGGCTAATGTAATAGCCGACAATCTGAATAATAAATTCAAAGACAACAAAGTAGCTTACTTCTTAGATGGAAGTGATATAACACCAACAGACATTAAAGATTTTGTATCAACAGGTTCTTCAATGTTAGACTTAGCAATATCAAACAGAACTAATGGTGGTATTGCAGTTGGTAGAATTACGGAAATCAACGGATTAGAGTCAAGTGGTAAATCATTACTCGCATCACACATATTAGCAGAAACACAGAAACAAGGTGGTATCGCAGTTTATATGGATACAGAAACTTCAGTAAGTGTTGATTTCTTAGGTGCTATTGGTGTTGATGTAAGTAAATTATTATATCTACACTTAGAATGTGTTGAGGATATTTTTGAAGCAATAGAAGATATTATTGTAAAAGTCAGAGAATCAGATAAAGATAGGTTAGTAACTATCTTGGTCGATTCACTTGCTGGAGCTACTACAAAAGTAGAGTTAGAAGCAGATTTTGACAAAGATGGTTGGGCAACAGCCAAAGCAATTATCATCTCAAAAGCACTTCGTAAAATCACACAACTAATTGGTCGTCAAAAAGTAGCACTTGTCTTTACAAATCAGTTAAGACAAAAATTAGGTGTTATGTTTGGAGACCCGTGGACTACAAGTGGTGGAAAAGCACTACCATTTCACGCATCAACAAGAATTCGTTTGAAAAATCTTGGTCAAATCAAGGATACTAAAAAGAATACTATTGGTATGAAATGTAGAGCTCAAATCATTAAGAATAGATTAGGGCCACCATTAAGACACGCAGACTATGATATGTATTTCGATTCAGGAATAGATAATTATGGTGGTTGGTTAGGTGTAATGAAAGAACACAAGTTATTAAAACAAGCAGGTGCTTGGTATACTCTAACTTATCGCAAGAAAGATTATAAATTCCAATCAAAAGACTTCAAAGAATTAATGGAGACTAATGATGGACTTCGTAATCATTTATATGAAAAGATATGTGAAAAAGCAATCTTACAATATAAAACTGGTAATGTTGGAATAGATGATGTTCAATTCACGAAGGAAGCTATTGGGGATGAGTAAAGAGAGATACTTATCAATTCTCAACGACATTAAAAATCAAGGCGGCTCGGAACAAGGACAAAATCCTAATGACAATATATTGATAATAGATGGACTGAATACTTTTATTAGAGTATTTAGTGTTATACCAACTACCAATGATAATGGGACACACATTGGTGGAATAGTTGGGTTTCTGAAATCAATAGGTTACACAATCAATATGTTTAGACCCACCCGTTGCATCATAATATGGGATGGAAAAGGTGGGTCAAGTCGCCGTAGAAAAATGTATCCAGAATACAAAGCAAAAAGAAAAACGAATATTCGTTTGAATAGAGCTTATGATTTTGAAACTATCGAAGAAGAACGAGCAAATATGATACGACAAATCCAAAGAACAATCAAGTATTTGAATTTTCTACCAATAACAATGTTATCGATAGATAATGTGGAAGCTGATGACATTATTGCATACGCATCCAAACAAGTTCTTACAGATAGTAAAGTAACGATTATGTCTTCGGATAAAGATTTTCTACAATTAGTTGATGATAGAATTTCAGTATGGTCGCCGACAAAGAAAAAACTATACAAACCTGAAAATGTGTTAGAAGAATATGGTATTCCTTCACATAATTTATTAATGTATAGAATATTTGATGGAGATAAATCAGATAATATTAATGGTGTATTTGGATATGGATTAAAAACCGTCCAAAAGAAATTACCATTTTTACAAGAAGAAAAAACATTTTCAGTAGATGAAGCAATAAAAGAATCAGGTGAATTAGAACAACATAGAGAACTTATGGAAAGAAACTTTGATTTGATGCAATTACACAATGTAGATATATCAGCATCAGCCAAAACAAAAACCATAGATAAAATTAGAGAACCAATTCCTAATTTAGATAAAGTAGTATTTAAGAAAATGTTTTTAGAAGATAAGATGTATTCAGCACTTCCTAATTTAGAAAGTTGGTTACAAACAAAATTTCAAACATTAGTAAAATTTATAGGACAATAATGGAAAGTGAATTAGTAAAAGGTGATTCTTTACAAGAATTAAAAAAGTATGATGATAACTCAGTAGATTTATTATGCACAGACCCACCATACGGCTATGGATTTATGGGTAGAGATTGGGATAAAGTTCTTCCAGACATTGGAATATTCGAAGAGTGTTTCAGAGTATTGAAACCTGGTAGTATGGCATTCGTTATGTCTGCACCAAGAAGTGATGTTCAGTATCGTATGGCAGAAATGTTAGAAAGAGT